GTTTCGGTTGTCAAAAGCGCGGCTAATAAAACCCGTCGCTTGATTTACCGCGAGGGTCGTGGCCGTGCGGACAAGGGCATTACCTGCAAATTGCGTCGCGGCGGCAGCAAAATTCGCCATGAGAGGCTCCTAAGATAGAGAGGGAAAGGCAAAACTAGCGACATGTCGCCGCTGCCAATACGGGGCAAAACTGGACCGCACGACGGATTTCCCCCAATAAGCATGGAGGATTTGGTCGGGCGTGGATAAAATCGCGAGATGTTTGCACGGCGCATTGGGCGCCATACGGAATAAGAGAACATCTCCGGCTTGCGGCGTATCTATTGGCTCCAACCACCGCATCGCCGCATCGCGTAGGGTTTCCTCACCCGTGACTTCCGCCCAATCCGGCGTATAGGCAGGCGGATTTTCTGGTTCTGCGCCATATAATTCTCGCCAAATCCCGCGAATAAGGCCGAGACAGTCCGTTCCGACCCCTTTTACACTGGATTGATGACGATAAGGCGTCTCAAGCCAGCTTTCCGCGCAGTCTAAAATAGCCGCGCGAGTCTGAGCATCGCTCATCGGTAGCGCGACGACCCATCGCGAGTATCGCTATCACGAACCCCCGCTTGCAAGACATCATCGCCCAGTAAATATGGGAAGCCGCGAAAATTTAGGCTATTGGAAAATTGGTCACGGCAGGCCTGAAAGCTGCGCGGACATATCGTGCCTTCAGGGAAGTCAGACAGGGACAAACCGCATCTCTCGTCACCAAAACTAGCATCGCATTGCCGAGAAAAGACGCGCCCCGTACTACGGTCTAAAAGGCTCGATTGCCCGAGCCATTCGACGGAAATCTCTTGGTCTGAAAAACTGACGTCTCCGATACGGCCTTTGGAGAGAAGTGTCGTCTCGCCGCTGCGCCAATCATGCTGATATTGAGAGAGCTGTGCGCCGTCCAAAACCCCGCCGCGAATTTCCTCGCTAGAAAAATTTGGGAGCGTTAGCTTTGTACGCACGCCGCCGCTATCCACGGCAAGGCCCGTGCGGGTTTCACTGACTCCGCCCACGCCAGAATTTTGCGGATGATAGATCTGATTGTCATAGTGAATGACATCATCATGATCGGTGAGATACACGCTCGGACGGGTCGGAAAGTTTAAAATCCAGAGGGAGCAAAATGTAGTGACCTCATCCATTGGCCGCCTCCTCATGTTGGAAAATTTCGATGAGTGGGATATTTTGAATGTCTGTTGCGCCGAAGTCATCGAGCACAATTTCTAAGGCTTCTGTTGCAAAGCGAACAGGCACATCAAATTCAAAACTTGCAGTAATGTTTACACCTTCATCTGGGGCGATTTGAAATTGGACAAGCCCGTTTGAATAATCGATTGAGACAGGCGTTTCTACATCATCAACGCGCACCCGAACTGTGCCTTCCACGGGTTTTGTTATGCGTCGTATATAGTTCCCGTAATATTTAATTAGAGCAAACTCTGCGCGCTCGCCATCGCCAATCCCCAAGACAGACTCGGCTTCATAATCTAATGGGTCACGAAACCGAAATCCATATAAAGGCCCATTTCGTGATTCAAAAAATGTAAATAATTCAATAGCTTGAATTCGAGACTTCAAGCCTGCGACGGCATTATATTGCCGCCTGCTATGCCGCCCTCTCGCATTTCTAACTTCGGCGCCATTAGCCAGTTCCAGAATATCAACGGAACGAACAGGCCCGCCGCGCGACCCAAATGCGAGATGTAAAGGAAAGCGAACATCATGAAAATCTGTCATAAGTCTATGCTCCTAATTACGACTTTGCGCACGGCCAATAGCCTGCGCGATTTGGGCCGCCATTTGCGCTGAACTGGCTTGGGGCCCGCCGGATTTGCCCGCGCTTTGGGCAAGGTTGAGATTGACCGTAACGGGTGATGATTTCCCTGAGGCCGTCCCTGCAATCGACGACGTTAAAACAGAAACAGCCCCTTGCAGCGGAGCCGTAATCAGTTCCGTCACAGCAATACTGGCGAGGTCACTTAGCACGGATTCAGCAAGGGCATTAAAGGATAACTCCCCCGAGCTCGCCGCCCTTTCGAAGGACCGCGCGATACGGTCTCCTGCTTGTTCAAAAACATCCGCCAGCGCATTCGCCGCCTCTGCGCCAGGTCCATTGGCAAAGCCTTCCAGTGCCTGCGCGGCCTCATCAATTGTGTTCATCTACGTCTCCTTCATCAGGATATAAGTCGATTAAATCATCCAGTTTTTGGCGATCAAAACCCTGCGGCTTCACGCCTTCAAGCAAGCCAAGCCAATCCCGCAAGGGCATGTTCCAAAAGGCATCGGGTTGAAGGTTGAAACGGCGAATGGCGACTTGATGCCAGCGTTCAAACGGCCAGCTCATGCGCGTAACCCCTCGGTTATAAGGGCACTGATGTCGGGCATGATTTGCACCATATTGTCTCGGTCTAAAGGCGCTGGTTTAGGCGTCGCGACACAGCGCAGCACCCTATTCCAATCGGCTAAGCTGGCGGTCCGCAAAACGCCTGCCAAAGCCTTTGGGCTGTCCGCCTCAAACACGGACGCGATTTCCGCCAGCGCCGAAACCGTCAGGCGTAGACGGTGGCTCTGCCCCGCAATTTCCACATCACGGTCCCCGATACGATAGCCGCTCATAGGGCGGTGAACTCTGGTACTGCGGCATTCATAAGGCTGAGTTCAAATTGCGCTTCGCCATTATAGCTCCCCGCATAATTCAGCCCCGTGATAAGGAAATCCCCCTCAATCAAGCCAAAGCTGGGAATGACAAAGCGGCAAGTCTGTGCCGATTGGTCGAAAAACGCCGCGCGAATGCGGACATCGGACTCCGCATCGCGAAATACGCCTGTCCCAGAGATTTCCGCCGTGCGCATCCCTGCCCCCGGCAAAAGCTCCTTCCACCCCTGCGAGGCCGTATCCGTCACATCCACAGGCCGCGCATTCAGGCGCAGCGTTTTTGTCCGTAGACCCGCGACGGTCACATAGGTGCCAGCATCATTTTTAATCTTCAGCAGCATATCGCCGCCTCTTTGCGCGCTCATGCGGTCACTCCTGTTGTAGTTTGGCCTGATTTGGGGTGAGTTGTGATGGATAGGCGTAGCAAGCCGTGATGGGTGCGCCCGTCAGGCGCGCGCAGCACATCAGAATAGAGGGGTGTTGCGCTTCGCACAGCAACGCTAGCCGCTAGGGTCAGCGTCTCTGCGTCCAGCGCATGGCCAATCGTGCCAAGCAGCGCCATAACTTCGGCGCGGCCCTGATATCGCGACCAGAGATGCAGCGTCATTTGATGCACCGCCAGCGGCGTGTCATCCGCGCCAATATCCTCGCTCCGCAAGGCCCCATAAGTCAGATAGGGATAGACGGGGTCTTCTGGCGCAGCGTCATAGAGGCGCGGCGGAATATCCGCCGTCCCGCCCAAACCAAATTGTACAGCAGGATCAGCGGAGAGAACGGCATGGACCGCCCGTGCGAGACTTTCCGCTTGTTCGGAAATATTCATTAGGTCTGTCATTGGGCTTCCTCTTCACAAATCAGGTGTAATCTCTCGCCACGCGTATCGGGGTCGCTCGCGGCGACAACGCGAAGCATGCGGCCCTTCCACATCAGGCGGGCGCGTTCGGGAAAACTCGGCCTATAGCGAATGGCAACGAGATAGGTCTGGGTGACAGAGAGCCGCCCATTCTCGAGCCGCTCGGTCAGGGTTTTGGGACGAATGCCCGCCCAAAGCGATTGCTGGAACGCCCATGTCGTGACCGTCCCGCCCAACGCATCTGGGGCCTCGGACGGTGTATAAAGCCCGATACGATTTCGCATCTGCCCTATCATAGCCGCATCCCCCGATAGGGCTGAATGAGCGCATCCACCATCATCGGAAATCCGGGCGGCGGATTACCTGCGCGATATTCATAGAGATGGGCCAGCAGCAGCATGACGCCTTGGCGCAGCGGCGTCGGAATATCGGCAGGGCTGTCGCCATAGCCGGCCGTGAAATCCACGGCCAGCACACCCGCATTTGGCGCGCGCACCAACACAGGCCGCGCCCGTAAATCTGCGTCGATGGGTAGTGCGGTCTCGCCGTCACTCACCGCTTCAATCGAGAGAATGGGATAGCGCGTCAGATAAACGCCTGCCGCAGTTACGGTTTTGGTTATGCGCTGCGGCCGCGTGATGAGGGACACGCCGCAGCGGTCCTCAATCTGGCGCACGGCGACGTCTATGAGGTCGGTAATCAACGCGTCCTCATCCTCATGGTCCACCCGTAAAAACACTTTCGCCGCATCTAATGACACGGCGAGAACAGGCGGCGGGGAAAGGTCAGTCAATGTCATAGGAGCTCCTATTTGAAGGCATAAAAAAACCCGCTTCGTGCAATTCGCGTTTCGCGAAATGCACAAGGCGGGTGGGTTCGGACGACACAAAGGATTGAAAATCCATTTGTGAAAACCGAAGCAGCAAGTGCTGAACGGCAAAGCGGTTTAATACCGTTTAATCTTATTCTAAATAAAAGGCGTTATAGGCCTCCAGATGGAGGACATGTTACACAACATTTTTAAAATCAGCCTCATGATAAGCCTCGCCTATATTCTAGGCTTAGCGGCGCGGGCTTGGTAGGAAGTCAAAGTTTTTCTACTTATTATTTTCGGCTCTGTCTTCTTCTTTATATTTTTACAGTCCCTCGTTTTGGGTCAAGACCTAGCAAATGGGCAGGATTTAAAAGATCTTATAACCTTCACTGTAATATTTGCGCCATTAGGATACATATC